GAAATTCATGACAACCTCTGTCAATGCGAGTAATGCGTACTGCTTCAAGCGACGTTCGCAGGCTGGGTACCATGACTCAATGACAGTCGTTCCAGACGCCGCCGTACAGTCTGGCGTTGTGTTATTGGCGGCTAGCCTGTATCGAGAAAGAGGGTCGATTGACAGTTTTTCAAGTTTCCAAGATATGACGATCTCGGCACCAGTGGCATCGATGGGGCGCATCAACTCGCTTCTAGGAATCAAGAGGGCTCAGGTCGCATGAGATGGCTGGCATCCTCACGAACACAATCAACACGGTCTCAGCATCCCTCACTGCGCTCGGTCTCGCACCCGTCACAGACCCTCGCAACGCACGACCGCTCACAGTCTTCGTTGAACTCCCAACCTTCACATGCTTCAATAATCAGATCGCAGACATCACCATTGACCTCCGAGTCCTCGGTGCGCCACCCGGCAACCAAGACGCGACTGACTACATTTTGGAAGTCGTGGAGACAATCATGAACTCCGGGATAGCAGTGGTGTCGGGCTCCCCATCCGTCGCAACAATCGGCTCCGCAGAACTTCCCGCATACGACCTCACAATCAGGATCGCATCTCAGCGAACCTCTTAACAAAAGGAAACCATCATGGCATCTAGCACCCAAACCTACTTACAAAACCCCACAATCTTCATCGGAATTATTGACGTCAGCACATTTGCCCAGTCCGCAACTTTGACAGTCGGCTTCGATTCGCTTGAATCCACTAGTTTTGGCGACTCAGGCCACCTATATGTCAAGGGCCTCCAGAGTGTCACCGTGGACATAACCTTCTACGGCTTCTACGGCACGGTCTCCACTGAGACAACATTATTTAACGCTCTAGGGACTGGCACCACCACTCTTGTGATCTCACCAGCAGGCTCATCCGAGTCGGCAACAAACCCTGAATACACAATCACCAACGCAATGCTCGCATCGTTCACACCAATCAACGGCTCATACGGTGAACTAGCAACCTTCCAAGCGACATTCACTGGCGGCACCTTCGTACGCGACATCACCCCATAATCCAAGGAGACCCGACATGATTGGAATGACACTCAAGATCGAGATGCTTAACGGCGAGACACACGAGGCACCAGTGACTTATGGTGTCGCATCTCGTTGGGAAGACCAACACCCACAGACATCCGTGTCTAAGTTCTTGGAAGACATGAAGTTCAAGCAGTTGGCATGGCTGGCGTGGGATGCGATGCGCACGAAGAAGATAGTTGTCAAACTTTTCCCAGTGTTTCTAGACGAAGTGGGAGATATCACCTTTATCCCAAAAGCGGAGGAAAAGTCGGAAGGGCCACCAATCTGATCGCACAGTTGGCGGTCAGGACTGGGATCAGTCCGCTTGATCTTATGGAAACACCGCCACAAATAATAGATGAGATGATCCGTCTTATCATTGAACAGAACGAGAAGAAGTAATGGCCGTAGATCTAACCGCAAGCATGGAGATTGAAGGACTCAAGGAGTCTCTCAAGATCATCAACAAAGTGGACAAGAAACTACGCCTTGAGATCGGTCGCGACATTAAGCGCATTGGTGAGAAGACCGTTGTGGCCGCCATTAACGAGTTGATTCCTCCCGGTGCGCCGATGTCAGGTATGGAACACCGCAAAAGAACTGGCTGGTATAACTCCAAGAATAAAGGTGTCAAAGTTAAGACGAACACTCGAGGAGCGCGTCGGCGCAACATTGAGAAAGGCGCAAAGTATGAGACCATCGCAGTGATTACGGTCGGCACTACTGGTGCGGCATTGGCGATGATGGACATGGCTGGCAGGAGATCTAGCGCAGGAGAAGGCCCACGGGCTAGACCTAACTTTGTGCCACTGCTTAATGAGCGTCTAGGTCGTTCACCGTCTCGGTTTATGTGGGCTGGCGGCGAGAAAGCAATCCCAGACTTCCAGCGTGAACTTGGCCCTACTATTGACCGTGTGATCTATCGCTCAAACCAAGAACTCATGAAGGTGCGCTAATGGCAATTAACCTCCCAATCGTCACGCAGTTCTCGGACAAAGGACTCAAGAGCGCAAAGGCGGCCTTTGCCAATTTCAAAACTGACGTCAACGCGGCAAGTGGCGCGATGGGCAAGTTTAAGGCTGGAGGCAACGCTGCTCTCAACGCAGTCAAAGCGAACGCAGGAAACTTTGCGATGGCGGCTGGAACGGCCATAACGACCTTCGCAGTAGATGCCATCAAACAATTCCAAGAACTTGCTCTGGGCGCAGGCAAGTTTGCCGATGCGACAGGTCTGTCGGTTGAGCAGGCTTCACGCTTCATAGAAGTCGGTGGCGATATCGGAATTGAGGCCGGCACGATTGAGTCGGCTATCGGCAAGATGAACAAGACGCTCGGCGCAACTCCTGAACTCTTTAAGGAGTTAGGCGTTGATGTTGTGCGCACCGACTCGGGCCTCACAGATGTCAATGGGACATTTTTGGCGGTCATTGACCGACTCAACGAGATCAAGGATCCAGCCTTGCGCGCTACAACGGCGGCCCAACTCCTTGGCAAGGGCTGGCAGTCAATGGCTGAACTCATCAACCTTGGCTCCGACGAGATACAGAAGTCTCTTGATGCGGTCGCAGGTGCGCAAGTCATCTCAGATCAGGAACTGAAGAAGGCCAAGGAGTTCCGTGACACCATGGATCAACTTGGCGACATGTGGAACGGCTTTGTCATTGAGGCTGGCGGCTACTTTGTAAACACAATCAACGGTCTTGACAGTTGGCAAGGCAAACTTAAAGCAATCAGCCCAGTCGCAAGAGTTGTTGGATTTGCGGTTGATGGATTGACAGGGTTATTCGGAGATAATGAGGAACAAGCGAAGGACACATCTGAGGAAGCGAAGCGTCTCGGCGATGCTTACGGTGGATATGTGGCGTCACGGCTTGCCGATAGTCGTCAACAATTGGCTCTTATTAACGGTGAACTAGAAGACCAAGAAGATGGACTGTCCACACTGACAAAGGAATGGCAGATCTTGCTCGGCACTCTGGACACAACAGAGGCATTTGCCAACCTTGAGACATCGCTCGGCGCAGTGTACGAGGCAGGCATTAAGGCGTTTGGTGGTGGTGCTGAAGAGGTCGCCAAGTATGAGCAAGAAGTGCGCGATCACATTCGAGCAATCGCCGACCTTGCCACCGCTTTGAGTCTGACATTCGGCGAACAGAATCAACTTAAGATTTTTGTGGACACTGGCGACCTTGCGGCCGCCGACGAATACCTCGCAAGAATTAGCAGAGGCTTCGGTGTAGATCTTGGCTTCGGTGTCGGCATTCAAGGAGCTCGTGCGTCTGGTGGCCCTGTCATGGGAGGCTCGTCATACCTTGTCGGCGAGCGAGGCCCAGAGATCTTCACACCATCATCCAGCGGAATGATCACACCAAACTCCGCTATCGGCGGCAACACCATCACAGTCAATGTCCAAGGAGCCGACCCACAAGCAGTCGTCAGAGCCCTCCAAGATTACAACCGCACCGCGGGCCCAATCCCAGTAAACACTCGAGCCAACTAATGACTCAACTTGTTTGGACTATTGAGCGCAACGGGACTGACATCACTTCACAGATCCAGTCCATGAGTTATTCCACAGGACGACAGACACAGTTTGATTCTTGGTCGCCCGGGTCACTTGTCTTGAGCATTAGAAACGACGCAGGGCAAGCCGACGCCTACAATTTAAACGACACAATAGGAATATTTGCTTACACATTTGAGCAAGAGTTATTTGTCCAAGAAGTCCTATACAACGATCTTGGCGGTGCTGGTGCTGGTTCTACTGCGACCATCATTTGTACCGACCTACTTGGTCGCATTGGGCGAACACAAGTATTTGAGGAATCTCTTGCTAGTGCGGCAACGCTGACACAAATTAACACAGAGTTCAACGGATTAATGCCAGCAAGCACCACATTCTCACTTGCTGGCGGTGGTTCTTCAATAGCGGCCGCTGATAGTTCTTACACTGGCACAGTGTTAAACCGACTGAACTTAAACATGGTTACTGAACAAGGTTGGCTAGCACTTACATCAAACGCAATATGGTTGTACGGAAGATCAGACGTCTCTGCGCTGACATCAACAATCACATTTGCTCGCAATGCTTCAGGGTCATACCAGATGGGATACTCAGACATTAAACGCATCGCCCTGGGACAGAATTACCTCAACACTTGTACGGTGATCCCACCAGTAGCCGCGCAACAAAACTCCACTTCAAGCGGAGGAGTGGCAACATACGGCTACTACGGCGCAGAGTTTGCGACAGTGGACAACTCGGCGACACAGGCAAAAGACTTTGCTCAATGGCAAGTCCAATCAAGAGACGACCCAGATGAACTGTCCTTCCAGATCAGTTTGTCGGATACGGCCAACAATCTAGACAATTTAATGAGTTCAATTTATGACACAAGACCAGTCGTAACGGTCTCCTACAAGAAGCCCGGAGACGCGACCACATACACCTCGTCTCAGATTATTCAAGGCTGGTCAATGACTGTCACACCATCGGCGACATACATGGACATCTTTACTAGCCCTTTGACATATACAAACTTTTTTATTCTTGACGACGCCACTTTTGGCGTCCTTAACACAAGCCGACTCGGCTGGTAAGGTCAAACCGTGACGATCAACTCAACCTTCAATGTGGGCGCAACATACACTGCGGCCCAATGTAATAATTTCCCTCGAGGTCTAGCGGCAGACATTAAAAAGAGTGAAACGACAGACACCTACACGACGACCGAGAAGGCAATGCTGGAAATCACCTTCAGCCAAGTATCAGGCCGTAACTATCTGATCACATTTGTGGAGCCAAACTTGGCTGGCACTGCGGTAACGACTGCGACCTATCGGTTCAGAGAGGGTTCTGGAACTGGTGGAGGCATTTACAACACCTTCAGGACACAGATCGCAGCCCTTACATCGGAGACCGTAACGGTTCAGTATGTTTTGGCCGCTACAAGTTCAGGCTCATTAACGATTACCGCAACGGCTACAACAGGCTCCGGCACAGTGACCGCAACGCGCTCGTCATCGCAGATATGTAACATGTGGGTCACCGATATCGGCACAGGGTATGTGTACGCGACGTGAGGATTTTGATTGGCTCTGTCGCCATTATTCTCGCGCTTGCTGGATGCTCCGACCGTGTGCGCCATAATTGTGAGACCAAACCAGACGCACCTCGATGCGACACTTCAACAGGAGCAACCACACCGTGAAGAAATACACCAACTCAGAGATTAAGGCTCGGCTGGTGCTGATGGTCGGACTGGCCCTCTCGCTCACTTTCATCATGTCCATCGGCATGATTCTCTACTCACTCGCGTTCATT